CGAGTCGAAAGTGCTGCCCGCGTTCCCGAAACGGGCGACCACCGCCGTTCGACTGGAGCACTGGACCACCGGGCAGCGCTACTTCATGCAGCGGCTGCACCCGACCGCCGCCCGGGGCTGGCTGGTGTGCCGAGTGGGCGAGGAAGTCTTCGTGTTCGACGGCGCGAAGCTGGCCACGCACGGGCAGGGCTGGACGGAAGCGGACTGGCGGGCGATGGCCGTCGTGGTGCAGGTGCGAAACGATCACGGCGGGGCACTGCTTGCGGCACTCAACGCGGTGTGTTAGAATCCGGCTACGTCGTGCAATGCGACGCGCAGCCATCGTGCTGCGGAACCGGCAAACGCCCTGTTCCACCGTTCCATCAAGATGGAACAGCCAATGGAACGCCTTCCTCATTCGAAAAAAGACCTCCTGTTCCACCGTTCCATGCGTACGCGGGGAAAAAGACCGTGATTAAAAACCTGGATATGGGGGGATTATCGATGGAACGATGGAACAATACTCTTCTCTCGAATGGATAAGCTGTTCCATTGCTGTTCCATCAGAGCGGAACGATGGAACACGAACGACTCTGTTCAGACGGCTGGCACCTCCTCCTTCACACTTAGAGAGATTCGGGATTGTCTCACGTGCGCGCGTAAATTCGGATTGACACGAGGCTCTCGTAGTCCCATAGTTCCGAACTATCAGCAGTGGTTCTTCAATAGCTTCCGTCTTCATAGGTTGTGACTATCGGAAGTGGTTCATCGATAGCGATTTTTGAACAAAAGACTCGGTCAAAACGACCCATTGCGATCTCCACGTGACCTGTGTTTTAATTCGCACCATGTGGTACGACGACGAAAGACTTCTCGACGAACGCGGTCCCGAAACGATCGCGGAATACGAAAAGCGTGCTTGCATTTCGGTGCGAACGCTGCTTGACGCGATCCGTCATGACCGGGTGCGTCATCCGATCAACCCGACTTCGCTCATGCCTGATTCGCTGAGCTGCAACCAAGTTGAAGCCGTGGCGACCGGCGCACTTCGGCTGCACGAGGAGACAAAAGCCTACAAAATGCTGGTCTTCATCGCCGAGTTCCGGGACGGCCCCGAATCTGCGAAATTCAGCATGCGGCACGCTTACACGACGGCCAGCATCGCTCGTTCGACTCTCATCGCGTGGCGCTCCTACCACAAGCTGTTCGACGGCATCGTGGACGCGATCCAAGAGGAGATGATCGACACGATGCGAGCCGAGGCTTACCGCCGGTCTGTCGTCGGCGTGGACGAGCCGCTGGTGCACCAAGGTCTCAAGACGGGCGAAACGGTGAAAAAGTACAGCGATTCGCTCCTGCAATTCACGCTGTCGGGCTACGACTCGAAATTCCGCTCGAAAGACGTGAACATGAACGTCTCGGGCTCCCTGGATTCGACCATCAACATCGAAGGTGTCCGTGATCGCCTCGCCCAGCGTCTCCAGCAAAAATCGCTCAAAGAAGAGTAAAGCGCTGGCGCTGGACCCGGCGAACTGGAGCGAGTTCGTCTCGGAGTTGTCCGACATCGAGGCACTCGAGCTGTACTACGACTGGCCGACTTTCGCTCGGCCCAATCAGCTGATCCCGCCCGGTGACGCGTGGACCTACTGGCTGATCCTCGCGGGGCGCGGCTGGGGCAAAACCCGGTGCGGCGCGGAGTTCGTGCGCTACCACGTTGAAAACAAGCTCGCGGGCCGAATCGCGCTGATCGCCGAAGACGCGGGCGACGCGCGGGACGTCATGATCGAGGGCGAATCGGGAATTCTGGCGATTTCGCACCCCCGCTGCAAGCCGACCTACTCACCATCGAAACGCCGCGTGGAGTGGCCCAACGGCGCGATCGCCACGATTTACTCGGACAACGACCCCGAGACTCTGCGCGGACCCCAGCACGATTTGGCATGGGTGGACGAACTGGCGAAATTCCGAAATGCCGAGACCATGTGGTCCAACCTGATGTTCGGGCTGCGCCTCGGCCAGCGCCCCCGCGTCTGCATCACGACCACGCCCAAGCCGATTCCCATCGTGCGACGGCTGATGGACGACGAGCGCACCTGCCTGACCACGGGCACGACGCACGAGAATTTCTACAACCTCGCCCCGACCTTTCGGAACGAAATCATCAGCCAGTACGAGGGCACGCGGATCGGACGGCAGGAGCTGTACGCGGAGGTCATCGATCCGGAAGACTACGGCATCGTGAAACGCCCGTGGTTCAAGGTCTGGGACGCCGACAAGCCGCTGCCCGACTTCCTGTACGTGCTCCAGTCCTACGACTGCGCATACACCGAGAAGACGATCAACGACCCGACCGCGTGCAGTGTCTGGGGCGTGTTCCGGCCCAACGCGGACGCCAAGATGTCGGTGATGCTGATCGACTGCTGGGAGGACCACCTCGCCTACCCGGACCTCAAGCCCCGAATCGTGGACGAGTACACTTCGATCTACGGCGACCCGGGCAAGAAGGTGGACCTAGTGCTCGTCGAGGACAAGGCGTCAGGGATCAGCATACTGCAAGACCTGCAGCGAGCGGGCATTCCGTGCCGCGCGTACAACCCGGGGCGTGCCGACAAGGTCCAGCGGCTGCACCTCGTGGCCAACATCATCGCCCATGGCCTCGTCTACGTTCCCGAGTCCACGCTGCACCGGGGCCAGCCGCGCGACTGGGCTGAAGTGCTGGTAAGCCAGATCTGCTCGTTCCCCGAAGCGGAGCGCGACGACCTAACCGACACGACCTCGCAAGCGCTGCGGCTGCTGCGCGACATGGGCTTCCTGCAGGTGGACCCCGTTGCACCCGACACCGATTACGTGGACGAAGAATACCGAACCCAACGGGAGAACCCCTATGCCCAATGACGAAGAAATACCCGGCTACGGTTACAGCGGCATCGACCCGACCGATCTGGCCATGTTCGCTGGCTCTCGTACCGCGCTACCTCTCTCGGCGCTGCTCTACTCGAAAGAGCTGAACTCGGGACCCGACGCCGAGCGTTTTGCGCGACAACGGGCATACGAGCAGCTGCAAGCCGACCGGCAGCGGGACGAGCAGGTACGCCGAGCGATAGCGTTGCGGGAAAAGCAGCAGTTGGACGCGCGCATTCCGGTGGCGGCGCAGAATTGGTACATCAACTCGCGCTACGACCCGAGCACCGCTACCCGACGGGCGGATTACGAAATCCCGCCAGTCCGTAATTTCGGCTCACCCGGCACCGAAATGCGCGCGATACCCTCGAAATACGCGGGTGGTGGCGCGGTGAGCAAGACGGTGCAGCAGATGGCGGACGAATTGATGGCACGCGGCGTGATACGTGACGCGAGGGAAGCGCAGATGTTCATGCACAATGACCCGAAGTTCTGGGAGATGTTCAAGCGCGCCGACATGTTAAAATCGCGCACCGCAAAGGACTGAAGAATGGCAACACTGTTACCACCCGAGCAAATGCAGCCGACGCCAGGGCCGGAAGACGAGCAGGGGATGATGTTCGACCTCGATGACCCGATGGCCGAGGTGGAAGAGCAGGAAGACGGGTCCGCCATCGTCCGGATGGACGAGTTCAAAGGGCCGACGGAGAATGAGGATTTCTACTCCAACATGGCCGAGCGCCAAATCCTGGGCATCGATCTGGATAACCTCGCGCTCAAGTACATAAAGCTACTGGAGAACGACAAAGAGGCGCGGGAAGAGCGGGACAAGAAATACGAAGAAGGGCTGCGCCGCACCGGTATGGGCAACGACGCTCCCGGCGGTGCGAATTTCAATGGCGCGTCCAAAGTCGTGCACCCGGTGTTGGCCGAGGCGTGCATCGATTTCGAGTCGCGGGCGATCAAAGAGCTATTTCCCCCGGACGGTCCGGTGCGCACTCATATCGTGGGTGACGTGGACGCAGAGGACACGGAGCGGGCCGAGCGCAAGCGCGATTTCATGAACTGGCAGCTCACGGAGCAGATCAAGGAATTCCGGGACGAGCAAGAGCAGATGCTGACGCAGCTACCACTCGGCGGCTCGCAGTTCATGAAGATGTGGTACGACGAGAAGAAAAAGCGGCCCTGCGCCGAGTTCGTCGCCATCGATAACATCCTGCTACCTTTCTCGGCGGTTAACTTCTACACCGCGCAGCGGGTAACTGAGGTGCAGGACATAACGCAGGAGACGTTCGAGGACCGGGTAGCCAGCGGGCTGTACCGGGACATCGATATCATCAAGGCGTCGCTGGAGCCCGAGGTATCCAAAGCCGAGAAAGCGAACAACAAGATCGAGGGTCGCGAGTTCCAAGAGAACGACGACGGGATACGCAAGGTCTACCACATCTACACGATGCTGGAGCTGGAGGACGACGAAGAATCGAAAGGCGAACTCGCGCCCTACATCCTGATGATCGACGACCTTTCCACCGAAGTCGTGGGCTTGTACCGGAACTGGGAAGAGGGCGACGAGAGCATGGAGAAGCTCGACTGGCTGATTGAGTTCAAGTTCATCCCGTGGCGCGGTGCCTACGCGATCGGTCTCCCGCACCTCATCGGTGGCCTTGCTGCCGCCATCACCGGCGCACTGCGCGCACTGCTGGATACGGCGCATATCAACAACGCGGCGACGATGATCAAGCTGAAGGGGGCGAAGGTCTCCGGCCAGTCGCAGCAGGTGGATGTGACCCAAGTGACCGAGATCGAAGCGGGTCCGGGTATCGACGACATTCGCAAGATTGCTATGCCGATGCCGTTCAACCCGCCGTCGCCAGTTCTGATGGAGCTGCTGGGCTTCCTGACCAACGCGGCGAAAGGCGTAGTGACCACGAGCGAGGAGAAGATCGCGGACGTGAACGCCAACGCGCCGGTTGGAACTACTCAAGCGCTGATCGAACAGGGCGCAGCGGTGTTCTCCGCTATTCACGCCCGTCTGCACGACTCCCAGCGCCGGGTCTTGCTGGTCCTGCAACGTATTAACCGCTGGTATCTGGACGAAATGCGCAAGGGCGACATCGTCGCGGAACTACCGATTAAGCGTGAGGACTTCAATCGCAATACCGACGTGATCCCGGTGAGCGACCCGCATATCTTTAGCGAAACGCAAAGGATGGCGCAGATACAGGCGGTGATGTCCTTCATGGACAAATACCCCGACATGTTCGACAAGCGGGCGGTCATCCAGCGGGCGCTGAAGCAGATGAAGATTCCGAACCTCACCGAGCTGATGCCAACGGCGGTAGAACCCGAGGAGATGAACGCAGCGGAGGAGAACGCGTCGATGGCGATTGGCCGTGCGGCATTCGCGTACCCCCATCAGAACCAGTTGGCGCATATCCAGACGCATTTGGACTTCGCGCTCGACCCGATGCTGGGCTCGAACCCTATTTTCGCCCCTATCTTCCTGCCCCCTTGCATGGAGCACTTGAAGCAGCACATCATGCTTTGGTACATGGGCCACATGAATGGGTACGTCGAGCAGTCGCTGGGTAAAAAGCCGCAGGATTACGACATCCCCGGAATCACCGGCGACATCGACAAGCTGTATGCGGTGGCGTCGCAGCACACCGACTTGGATGTGAAAGAAGCATTCGCGAGGGTCATGCCCGCTATTCAGCAGCTCATGCAGACGCTGCAGCAGTTCGCGCAGAAGCCTCCGATGGACCCGACGGATCAGGTGATATTGCAGACGTCCATGGCGGAGACTCAGCGACGGGCGCAAAAAGACCAGATGGACGCGCAATACCAGAAGGCGAAGCTCCAAGGCGATCTGCTCGACAAGAACCGGGCGCAGCAGATTCAGATCGCGCTCAACGCTGCCGACAATCTCACCGAAGAACGAATTAAGACTGCAGAGCTAACGCACGACGCGGCGACACTGCAGCACGAGCAGGAAAAGACTGCAATGACCGCGCTGCAAGGCGCTCAAGAAACCTTAGGAGTACCAAATGGCTACCAGTGATGCAGAGCAAAAGAGCGTGAACGTGCCTCAGCACAAGCGCATGGCAATGGGCGCACCTATTCAAGGTAGCTCGATGGGCGGCTCGGCGGGCAGCGAGAGCAAATCGCAGTCTTCCAGCGAGTCCAAGCCGCGTGTAGGCGCACTCATGCAAGCTAAGAAGAAATAATGAGAATCCTCGAAGACTTGATTGGTGCTATCGAGTCTAAAAAGGCGGGGATTCTGAAATCGCTAGTTAGTGGTCATGCCACTACCTTCGATACCTACCAACGATTGGTAGGACAGCACCAAGGGCTTGAAGAAGCTCTGGGTATTTTAAATGACCTGTTAAAGGAAAAAGATGATGACGACAGATAATCAGTCGGGTGCTTCGAATGAAGCACAACTGCGGGAAGCATTTCCCGACATAGACCCCGGCGCAATTCCTGTAGGTGGCCGTATTCTCGTCCAATGGCGAGCAGTGGCCGAATGTATCTCACCGGGTGGCTTGATACTTCCCGAAGAGACAAGAGAGACCGAGAAATGGAACACGCAGGTTGCAAAAGTGATCTCCATGGGTTCCCTAGCTTTCAAGAAGCGCGACACACTCGAGCCGTGGCCCGAAGGGACTTGGATCGAGGTGGG